AACCAGCAGACAGTGGAGATCGCGCAGCGCACGCTGTCTGCGATCTGCCATGCGGTCGGGCAGATGCAGGTGAGCGACAGCGAACAGCTGCACTTCCGCCCGTTGCAGGTGACGCTCGCGGTCGAGCCCGACAGCCGCGACAAGCACCTGCCGCCGCCCGAGCAGCGCAAGCAAAACCGGGTGAAGGGCTATGCGCCTCTCAGTGGCGCCGCACCCGCACGCCCGGCAGCAGCCCCGCCTCCGGCCCCGCGGCCTGCCGCAGCTTCTCCCGCGCGCCCTGCGCCCGCGGCCTCCGCGACGCCTCCCTGGCGGCGGGCGGGGTGAGCATGGTCGCTCCGCCCACCCCCACCAGCCCGACCGTGGATGCCATCTACGCCGCCTACGAAGCGGCGGCGAATGATGGCTACCGCGACCACCTCGGCGCGTCGCTGATCGGCGCCGGGTGCGAGCGGGCCATCTGGTACAGCTTCCGCTGGGCGACGCGAGCGCGCCACGCCGGGCGGCTGCTGCGGCTCTTCGAGACGGGCCATCTCGCGGAGGAACGGTTCGTCGCCGACCTGCGGCGGATCGGCGTCACAGTGCTCGACGTCGATCCTGCATCCGGCCGGCAGTGGACGCTGCGCGATGCCTCGGGCCACTTCGGCGGCAGCATGGATGCGGTGGCACTCGGGCTGCTCGAGGCGCCGAAGACCTGGCACGTCTGCGAGTTCAAGACCCACAGCGCGAAGTCTTTCGCGGCGCTGAAGGCAGAGGGCGTCGCAGCCGCCAAGCCGCTGCACTGGGCGCAGATGCAGGCCTACATGCAACTCGCCGGGCTGGAGCGCGCCTTCTATCTCGCCGTCTGCAAGGATACGGACGAGCTCTACCAGGAGCGCATCCACCACGACGCCGAGGCCGGGCAGAGGATCCTCGCCAAGGCAGCGCGCATCATCGCAGCCCCACGCCCGCCCGCGCGCATCAGCGACGATCCGGCGTGGTGGCAATGCCGCCTCTGCGATCACCACGCCGTCTGCCATGCCGGCGCGGTGCCGGAGCGGCACTGCCGCTCCTGCCTGCACGCGACCCCGGTCGAGGATGGCGCCTGGCACTGCGCACGGCACCAGCAGGTGCTATCGCGGCGCGAGCAGCGGGCCGGCTGTGGTGCGCATCTCTATATCCCCGACCTCATCGCCGGCGAGCAGGTCGATGCTGGCGAAGATTGGGTCAGCTACCGGCTGCCGGACGGCAGCGAATGGCGTGATGGGGTGGCGGCATGAGCCTTGCGCTTCGCCCCTACCAGCGCGCGGCGATCGACGCGCTCTACGACTACTTCGGCAGCAACACGGGCAATCCGCTGGTCGTGCTTCCAACAGGGACAGGCAAGAGCCTGTGCATGGCTGGCTTCGTCCGCGAGGCGATCGCGGCTTATGCGGACACACGCGTCCTGGTCCTCACGCATGTGAAGGAGCTGATCCAACAGGACTTCATGGCGCTGCTCCGTGCCTGGCCCGAAGCACCCGCAGGCATCTACTCGGCCGGGCTCTCCCGCCGCGACATCCACGCGCAGATCCTGTTTGCGGGCATCCAGTCGATCCACCGACATGCGTACAAGGTGCAGCGCTGCGACCTCGTGCTGATCGACGAGGCGCATCTGCTCGGGCGCGGCGACAGCGGCATGTACCGCTCCTTTCTCGCGCAGCTGAACGAGATCAATGCCGGGCTGCTGAAGGTCGTCGGATTCACCGCCACGCCCTACCGCCTCGACAGCGGGCTGCTGCACGAGGGCAAGGACCGCCTCTTCACCGACATCGCCTACGAGGTGCCCGTCCTGGACATGATCCAGCAGGGCTATCTCTGCCCCGTCGTGCCGAAGCAGACCGAGACGCAGCTCGACGTCGCAGGCGTCGGCAGCCGCGGCGGGGAGTTCATCGCCAAGGACCTCGAGGCAGCGGTCGACCGCGACGAGGTCACCAGCGCCGCCGTCGCGGAGATCGTTCAGCACGGCGAGGGCCGCGGCTCGTGGCTAGTGTTCTGCTCCGGCGTCGCCCATGCGCGGCACGTGCGCGACGCGATCCGCGAGCACGGCATCTCCTGCGAGACGGTCACCGGCGACACGCCAGCTCCGGAGCGCGATGGGATCCTCGCCGCCTTCAAGGCTGGGCGGCTGCGCTGCGTCACCAACGCCAACGTGCTGACCACCGGCTTCGACGCACCAGGCACCGACCTGATCGCGCTGCTGCGCCCGACCAAGAGCGTCGGGCTCTACGTGCAGATGGTGGGACGTGGCACGCGGCTGGCCGAGGGCAAGGAGGACTGCCTCGTCCTCGACTTCGCCGGCAACACCGCACGGCACGGCCCCATCGACATGGTCGACGGGCGGAAGAAGGAGCCGGCGGGCGACGGCGAGGCGCCGATCAAGGTCTGCCCCGCGTGCCAGACGATCAACCACGCGAGCGTCCGCCGCTGCATCGCATGCGACCATGAGTTCCCGCCACCGGTGGTGAAGGTGGCGCCGCAGGCGTCGGCGAACGCGCTGCTCTCGACGCAGATCCAGGCCACGTGGTGCGACGTCAGCAGCGTCAGTTACGCGCGCCACGAGAAGCCGGGCAAGCCGGCGTCGCTGCGCGTCACCTACGAGTGCGGGCTCGCACGCCACAGCGAATGGGTCTGCTTCGAGCACACCGGCTATCCGCGCCAGAAGGCGGTCGGCTGGTGGCTGCGCCGCGCACCGGAGCTGCCGGTCCCGTTCACCGTTGACGAGGCGCTGCAGCATCGCGATGCGCTGCGCCAGCCGATCGCGATCCAGGTGCGCCCCGCCGGGCAGTACACCGAGATCACCGCCACGAGGTTCGTGTGAGATGCCGCGCATGCCGCCTTCGCACCGCACGCGGCTTCGGTTGGTTCGACCCGCTGGTGCTGACCTCCCAGGCGCTGCCGGCCTGCTCGATGCGCTGCATGACCATCCTCTGGCGGAGGCGCGGCATGGTTGACGCCGACGAGCACGAGAGCGCCGCGATCGCCGCCGCGAGCCCGATGGCCGGGGAGTATCTCGACAGCATCGGCAAGACCGACCTCGCGGTGCTGACCGAGGCCGAGTGGCTCACGCTGCTCGAGGTGATCGTCACCGCCTACCAGGACGAGCTCGCGCGGCGACTGGAACAGGGACGCCACGTTGGCTCAGGGCACCAGGAGCACGCACTGCCATGAGCAATCGCAGCTTCATGGCAGATCTCGGCGCGCGTCTCGCGGACAACGGCTATCCGGTGATCCCGATCATGCCGGGCAGCAAGGTGCCGGGACGGTATCGCAACGGTGCGTGGCAGCCCTATCCTGGCTGGGGCCGGCACGGCCAGCGCGCGACGACCAGCGCCGAGATCGAGATCTGGTCGCGCTGGCCCGAGTGCGGCGTAGGCATCGCCAGCGGCACCGTCGTCGGCATCGACATCGACGTCACCGACGCAGCACTCGCGATCGAGATCGCCGACCTCGCCACGCGGATGCTGGGCGAGACGCCCTGCTGGCGCATCGGCCGTGCGCCGAAGCGGCTGCTGGTCTATCGCGCCGATACACCCTTCGCGGGCCGCAAGCGCCATCCCATTGAGCTCCTGGCACTCGGGCAGCAGTTCGTCGCCCACGCCATCCACCCCGACACCGGTGAGCCCTACGCGTGGCCAGAGGCGAGCCTTCTGGATGCGCCGCGGGATCGCCTCCCCGTCGTCGACGAAGTCGCCTGCCACGCCTTCCTGGAGGCCGCCTGTGCACTTATTCCCGCCGAGGCGAAGCCGACTACCCTGCACATCGAGAACGCCACCAGCGACCCCTGGAATGGACCCAGCGACCCCAAGGGCACGCGCGAGGCAGTGGCGGCAGCCCTGGCATGGCTGCCGAACGATGATCTTCCAGGCGACGAGTGGGTCACCATCGGCCAGGCCATCAAGGCCGCGCTCGGCGAGGATGGGCGTGATCTCTGATGGAGTGGACGGCCCCTGAGCGGCATCTGTGTGCCAAGCTCGGAGCTGTTGAGGCATCGAGCGAAAGGAGCCGTCCGCCATGAAGACTACCGCAAAGACCGTCCCGGT